CCCTTCGACTCCCACAGATCTTTGGAGGAACCAACCATATAAAGCCAATTTTTCAGGCAACCCTCGAAGCGTTCTTTCGCTCGGGTTTGGTAAGTTTCCAAGATGTGTAGGACTGAAGCACACTCTTGATAACCATACAGCGTGGCACGGATCATGTCCGGCATTCACGGTGGTTCAAAATCAAGAGTCCCACGTAAATCGTAGGATTTGCAGAGACAGTCTTCTGACTTAGTCCATGTGGCCTAGATCCCGCCTCATCTGGCGGAGCCGGCGAGGCTCAGCCAGTGCGCGACGTCGCGCACGGACCCTTTGACGCTGATAGTGACCTGGGCCTCCGAGGAGCGCTCCGTCACTAATCAGTGCAGGCAACTTCGAACCGGAGACATCTGTTCGTCTCTCGTCGGTAATGCCATAAAGGTCCATGCGCGGAATGCGCAGAGGTGTGATAGGTGGACAGGTGGGGAGCATGGTTCCAACCATGCGAGCGTTTCGATACACGGCAATGGTGCGATCTGTCATAGGCTTGAGCCTATGTTTGACAGCCACCTTGACGACGTAGACTTCGTCGTCGCCAGTATAAGATTCGGGTTTATGGGAGAGCGAAGCTCTGTGGGCATAGGAAAGTCTGCCCATCCACTCATCCTCCTCATCGAACTGTTCGTAGGCATTAGGGACATAGTCCCCTTTGACCCACGACCATCTCATGAGAGCGTTGCCAAGCTCGGCAAGAGGCACTGAGTTCCCATGTTTCCGGAACAGCACCAGACGGGGATCATTAACGAAAGCCGCAGCAATTTTCCGCTGCATCGTCGTGATCTTCCAACCGTCGGGAGCATATTCGGGATCCATACCCAAACCGCCTAAATGGACCGGTAAGTACCAGTTAGGTCGAAAACGCCCGTCGCGCCAGTGTTCCGCGAAGCGATTCAACGCCGCAGGAACTGCGCAGGAGGTCCAAGGGGTGAGCTTGATCATCTTGTTGATGTCGCGGGTAATCTGAGTAGGAAGGGCGTTGGAATCGCCCTCCTTCAAAGAGGAACCTGTGATCAGCTTCATGTTCAGATAGCCCTTGCGGACCATGGAACCACCCTTAAGTGTAAATATCTGGGAGTTCATCATCGCGAAATCTCGGGAGAAGTACTGCTTGCCTATGGATTTTTTGAATCCACAAGACTTCGACACGTCCAGGAAAACGGGGTAGAATGATGCTTCACACTTGAACATCATATCGTCTCCATTAACCAAAACGTTTCGACGCATTCTTCTCGCGACACGTTCGCGTCTCTCGCGTTCAGAGATAGCTTGCCACCCGTTGACGGGGGCTGGGCGTTCTGGGGAACCTAGTTCAACCCAGACGGCCAGCGCGCGTCGATAGACAGCAAGATTGATGACACACAAAAGAGGAAAAGACAAGGGGTGGCCCATCAACTGCCCCTCCTTCGTCTCAACAGAGTCCTCTTCCAGGTACACAACCTCCACTCCACCGCCCTTCCGCTCCTTCTCACGCGGATAGTAGGCCCTTCCGGACTGTAACGAGAGTAGCCCGAGATCTCCTCCCGGCAACTCGTAAGCTCCGACAAATGCTGCCAAAGACGCGTCTTTGTTGAGCAGGTCGGTTGCACTCTCGTAGTCAACAGAACACCAATACTCCAGATCTGGTAAATCACGATGAATCTCATTGACTCTTTCAGTCAAATCATCGCGTGTCATTGTGGATTCTCCCATGCGCTTCCATGCGCCCAGCATCAAGCCCTGCAAAGGCTGTATAGCTGAATAGAGATATCCATCGCCCAGAGTGACAATTCGGAACTTCCCAGGCTCCGGGATAGCATTAACCTTCACGGCAAGGCCAATAGGCGTGGCGAGATCAGATTTTGTCTCGCACTGCGCCCAGGCGACGTCGTACACTTTCATGTACTCGTCCTGCCGCCAGCTGGTCAGCTGGTGATTTAGGTTTCTAAGCTTTCCCACAGCCCTATCCATCCCCTCTAGCTTGAGTTCTGAGAATTTCAGAACATGCTCCAGGGGGAACGGATCGATGAGTGTGAGTGCCCCGCCCTTACGTCTGCTAGCCTGCATACAAGCCCCCCCCGTAGGGAGGAACTTGGCTGCAGGTTTGCCGATTTGAGAGCGAAACACATCACGAGAGGTACGCACAATCTCATCGCGGAGTTCCAACGGCGTGACACGAGGTTCGCCAGAACCAATAAGTGCCTTCCGGTGCTTATCAAGAGCAGCCTTCTTCTTCAATGGCCCTAGCTCGGGCCACATCCTTTTTGATCCTTTTTGAATTGAGTATATCAATGCAATGTCTTTTTGGACAATCGCTCGATTAACCCATCTATTAAGGACCCCAGTGAAGAGAGGCCCAGCCGCTTCGATCCAATCCTCTTTAACAGGAGGATCATGGTCGGAGGACCGGCTACCCTTGTACAGCAGCAAGTCGAGCCAATACTTGAGATAAGTTTGCTCCTTGTTGTCTGGACTGATCAATGACTTCAGCGTGGTTGCAATATGTCGGAATGCAACTGTAACACGTTGAAAGGTCTTCGTCTCGAACCACTCAGTGCGGAGTGATCGTCGAGCAACGAAGGGCCAGATCAGTGACTCTAAGTACTTTTCCAGGGAATCCGAAGACTCCATGCCCTGCATCGCATGCAGGCGCAAAGTGGAGACGAGTTTCATGGCACAGCGCTTAGAGTAACGCCCCATAATACACATCCCAGCAGCTGACGTACTGCCATCGGTCGCAGAATGTTCAGTCAGGCACATAGGTGCCTGCTGGTGGGTGGGCTGCGTCCCATCCGGAAGCTCTACATGAGTCAAAGGCATGACTCTAATGGAACTTCCCCCCCC